CAGCTATGACAGGTATGATTTTCTAAACTAGCAATATCTGCTTTAAGTTTATCCATCTCCTTAATTTCTCTAGCTTCGTCTAGCTCACATCGTTTAATCCAACCGGTGAGATCGTTGATGGTCTTGCGTTTTGTGTTGTAGACATCTAATGCTCTATGTGCGGCAATTTCTTGATCGATATCTATGTCTAGAAGTTTTTCAATGGCTCTGGCAAGATTAGTGATACTGGTTTCATTTTGCTCTTCCCACATCTTTTGTTTACGTTCTAGTGACTCTATGCTTTGTTGTATGCGATCGTTGGATATTTTTATAGTTTCAATCTTGGTATTTTCTGTAACTATAGAATCCTTGCTGATCTTGATTAATTCTTTAAGAGCCTCAGCCTTTTCACTCAATAAGGTAATGCCCAGTAGCTGTTCAATAATGGCTCGTTGATCCGCAGCTTTCATTGACAGAAACGGTTCTGTGTAAGTGTTTAAGGCCACAAGATGTTTGAACATGTCATGAGTCATACCAAACACATCTTCTATAGCTTTTTGTGTTTCTCTGCTGTCACCTTGACTTTCGTCTTGATCTAGATTTTCTTGTTCTCGTCCATTGACAGTAAACTTTAAAACGTTGGGCTTACGACCACGTTCAATATGATAGTCCACTCCGTCTTTTTCAAAACTCATGGTAACCAACATGCCTTTGTTGTTGATTTTGTTTACAAGATTATCTTTCTTGATGTTGGTTAATGCATTGCCATAGATAGCATAACTCAGGCCGTTGATGATTGTGGTCTTGCCTGTGCCATTTCGAGCACCGCTATCGTCACCACCTAGATCAAGATTCTCGCCTAAGACTAATGTAAGTTGTCCTCGATCAAAATCAATGGCCTGTGTTTGTGCGCCTACGCTCATGAAATTACGCACGGTTAAATTCTGTATCTTAATCATAGGTCGTTATATATCTCCAACAGCAGACTCTTTTCAAAGGTATCGCTGTCAATGGCGTTTATCTGATTCATCACAATGGTGTCTACACTTTCAAAGTTGATATCAATCGGAGTTGAGTTAGCATCAACTTCAACTTTTTCCGGAATTAACATGAGTTCTCGCAGTTTGTACTGCGGCATAAATGTTTCTTTGATGAAATTGGCTTCTTCAAAACTGAGAGGCAAATCAATAGTCACACGACAGTGCATACGTTCTCGTAGCAATTGATCTGGTTTGTCAATGATCTGACTCAGTTTATATGTTCTAAAGGTAGGCTGACTAGGCCAAGACTTAAACTCAGGCTCTCCACCCCACTCTAGCATCATCATACCACGATCGTCATCGCCTGCATCGGCATAGTTGTGAGGAAACGCATTACCGATATAATGTATGTTTCTACTGTGTTGACGTTTGTGAAAGTGTCCTGTAAACACATATTCCTGATTTACAAAATGCCCAGACTGAATTGTGCCATGATCTGGCATCTGTATCATGGCATTCATATAAAAGCTAGGCAGTTCCAAATGTCCAAACATATATCTGCTTTTGATGTTAGGAATGTCCCGCCACTCATCGGCAACCAGCCAAGGCATAATAGTAACATCGCCTAGCGTTAGCGTTTCTCTAATCGGAATAATATTAGGAAACAGGCGCATAAACTCTACGGAGTTAATCTCACGTTTGTCTTTGTAGAACAGATCGTGATTGCCTAAGATGAAATAGACTTTCTCAAATGATTGACTCAACTTCTCTAAGTTGCTGACAGTATAATTCATAGTACTAACATCTGTAGTACTACGATTGTGGTGCCAGTCACCTAGAAAGATAGCAGTTTCACAACCCTGTGCTTGAGCAGTATCACAAAACCAAGAAACAAAATCTTCGCAATCTTGATTGTGTGTGCGACTACCACCTTTTAGGCCAAAATGTATGTCAGTAAAACAAGCTACTTTTTTAAATAGGTTCATAGAATCTCCTTAGTTATTGTAACACATCTACAACAACTAGGTCAATCCCAATCACTGCCATCCACTGAACTGGTACTAACAGCCCCACTGACTCCGTTTCCACTATTCTGTCGAGTCCAGCTTGGATTCATTCCATTCATTTCTAGAATATCATCTCGAATATTTTGATTGCGTTTTTCAATATTAATGATTCTAACAAATGAGTTAGTAACAGCCGCAGTGTAGTAGGCAAAAGGATTGTCTGATTTTGATTCATCAAACTGTAAGCCAATCTGCGTTAGCTGTAAGATGGCCTGCCCACGCATTTCGTCGTTGTAAGTATATCCTCTAACATTGCCACGAGTGGCATATCTTTCACATAGTTTTATAAACATACGAGCTAGATTGTTAGTCATTTGTCCGTGTTCTTTGTTGAACTCGCCATCGAGTAATCCACCTTTCCAATGGCTTTTTCCTACACAGATTAAATTGTCGTTGTCATCAAATTTCCAGTGCTGAAAAGGAGGAAAGTTAACTTTGTCGTGACTGTCAGCAGTATTCTTTAGAGTCTTTTTGCGCCCCGGCGCCAGCGGAATATGATCAAAAGTCATCACGCGAAATACTAAATCTTGCTTTTGCACCTTGCGATAGTCTACTTCAAATTCTTTAATGGATATTTTTTTACCCCCGGCAATTACTGCCGCCTCGTGAGCCTGTTTGGCCATTTTTACAGCTCTGTTTCTTTTGGCTTCTGCTACAGTTCTCACATTGATTTTTGCAAGATTAACAACAATAAGATCGTATTCGCTGTATTCGGGCAGAGTAAAACTACAATAGGTATTTTTACTAAGATGTATTTCTCGGAGCAAATCCTTGTTGGTAAGGTATTTGATCTTGGGTGGCTGGACAATGATAGTCATTAAGTGTTATTCCTTTTAGTAATATAATAGCACATTTTACAAAGAATAAATAGACAAAACGGATATTAATTATGTCATTGTCTATAAACCCTATTAAAAATCTAGCATCAAGCATCGGCAGTAGTCTTGGTAATCTAGCCAATGCTGCAAATCAGTCTGCTGGCAATTTCAGTATGCCTAGTGTAAATTTTGACAAACAACATCTAGATGCCACTGTCAATAGACTAAGTGGTGGTTTTGGCAGCAGCTTGAATGGTATCACTGGCAAATTAAATTCATCTAGTGTTAGTAATTTATCCGGAACTGTGCAAAATTTTGCACAAAATGGTTTGACATCACTGTCAGGAGTTGCAGGTAGTTTTGCCACAGCTGGTCGAGGTGTTATTGAGAACATCGCATCAGGCGGTAGTGTTGCTGGATTAGCCACTGGATTATTGAACGGTGCAGGACAACAAACTGCTGCCGCATTGGCAAGTATAGGACTTGATTTGATCAGTGCCGCTAGAGCAAAAAATATTCCCAGTACAGCCACTCTAGCACTAGGCGAAGAAGCTTCAGTGGTGCAGGTATATCCCGGTAAGGAAGGTGATTGGCGTATAAAAATTTATTCAGTATTTGGAGAACTAGTTTTTCCAACAACACCAACATTTAGTTTATCAAACAAAGCAAACTACAACAATCAAGAGTTAGTCCACGCAAATTTTCCACACCCTGTTTATAAAAACAGCACTTCGGACGATATTTCAATCAGCGGAGAGTTTCCAGTTGAAACCGAAGAAGACGCTGCTAATTGGTTGCGTACCATTGCTCTAGGTCGTGGCCTTACCAAAATGTTTTATGGCAAAAGTTCTTTTCAAGGAAATCCTCCTCCTATTTGTACCTTGTCGGGATATGGTGCAGTTTTAAAAGATATTCCCGTAGTAATAAAATCTTTTCAGGTTGATTTCAAAGATGATGTTCACTATATACTTGCAGCTGGTTCATCTGTACCTAGATTAAGCACCATACAAATTACCTGCCAACCTGTATACAGTAAAAGTTCTCAAAGAGGATTTGATTTCCAATCGTATGCCAAAAACGGCGGCAACATTCCTTTCTAATATATGGCAATTTATAAAAAAACTAGTCCCTGGTATATTACCAAACAAAATACACTTTACTTGGAATTATTGACTCTAAGAACAATTCCAACTTCCGATGATGATTTCAAATATGTCATTGAAAATCAATACAGACACCGCCCAGATCTATTGGCATTTGATCTTTATCAGGATGCAAAATTATGGTGGGTGTTTGCACAAAGAAACAGATCAATACTAAAAGATCCCATCTACGATTTTTCTCCCGGAACTACAATTTTTTGTCCAGCTAGAGCCAATATTGATGCTGCCTTGTCAACCACTGCTGGAAATTAATTATGGCGTTACCTAATATCTTAGAACAATTTACCTCATACAATTGTTTGTTTACATTTTCTTGTGCTAGTCCAGCACAGCTAAATTCTCAATCTTATCGCAGCGGCCCATTACCTAATGTCATTGTATCAAGTGGAGGTCGAGACGGTGCTGCAAGAGTACAAACAGCCTACGGTGCTCCTGAATATTACATTGACAATGTTTCAATAACAAATTTTGTAGTGCCTACTAAAGGCACAGGGTCGGGACCTTGGTCAAAACTTGAATTTGAACTATTTGAACCTTATAGTATGGGACTATTTCTTCAAAGCTGTCAGGCGGCCGCAATAAATTCGGGATACAAAAGCTATCTTGAGAATGCCGCCTATGTATTGAGACTGGAATTTCAAGGTTGGACAGGCCCCAGTTCCACTATGACTGTGGGTCCGTTTAATTGGTTGGTAAAATTAATGAATGCAAATTTTACAGTCAATGAAGCTGGCAGTACCTACAAGATAGAATGCTTCCCCTATAATCATGTGGCACTATCGGAGCAGATGAACAAGGTTTTCAACGACGTAAAACTTGTAGGCAAAAACAGTAACGAAGTACTAGTTGATCATCCTGAATATAGTTTGGTATCCTTTTTAAATAAACGCGAAAATCAACTAGTAAAAGATAAGAAAAAAACCTATGAGGACAAATACAATATTGTATTTGTAGGAGATAATCCCTATGGCCGCGGCCCCGGCAATGATCTAGAGTTTACACCAGAAAGCCAAGGCGGAACTGAAAAACCCAAACGTGCAGGAGACATCTACGATGAAGCCAGCGGAAAAATCATTAGAGGAAAAATGTCTATCAATCCCAAAGAAAAGTCTCTGCAATTTAGTCAAGATACCAGTATCACAAACATCATTGATCAGGTTGTTCTCAGCACCAAAGAAGCTAGAGATCGAGTAACCAAGGAAGACCTAATTGATGATCAAGGCCGTGTAACTTGGTGGAAAACTGATGTTGATGTTAAACTTTTTGAGAAACAATTTGATCCTAAACTTAAGGATTATGCTAAAGATATTACTTTTAGAGTGCAGCCTTATAAAATACATCACAGTGCTTACCTATCGCCAGAAGGCACAAGTAAAGGAATAGCAGGCTGCAAAAAAGCCGCACAAAAAGAATACAACTACATATACACTGGTCTAAACACAGATATCATTAAATTCAACATTGACATTAAAAATATGTTGTTCACAGCCATAGATCCCAACAAGGTTGAAGACTCTGGCGGAGTTGCTAGTGATTCTACAGGTCGATCAGTAACCGGCCCCAAGATGTCCAGCAAACAAGCCGAAGGAGCCGCAGCTCCGTCAGTGGGAGGAAATGCTGCTCCTGCAAAATTTGATATGGTCACGGGAAATCTTCCGTTTAAAGGTGGATCGGGTCAAACCAGTACCGAACAAAAAATTGCCAATGAATTTTATATGGCCTATCTAAATAGTGTGGGAAATCAAGTTAATTTAGATTTAGAAATTTTAGGTGATCCTTATTTCCTTCCTGAAGTTGGATACAGTAATTTTCATAGTGATAGTGATGATCAAGTAACTGAAAATGGAACCATGAATCACGAAGCCACTGATATTTGGGTGGTGGTAAATTTTAGAACTCCCGCAGATCCAGATGCCGGAGCCGCAGCAGCAAATTTTCCCGGCGGCTATTATTTTCCCGAAGGTCAAAGTCCCAGTCCGTTTAGCGGATTGTTTAAGGTTACAAAAGCAGAAGCTAGATTTAAAGGAAATTTATTCACACAGGTAATATCAGGTTTTAGAATTCCTGCTCAAGATCAAGGTGGTAGTGGTGGCGGTGTTTTTCCAACAACGACAGATAAACCGGAACCAGATAGCGGAACGTACATAAACAATCCCGGAAGCGCAATATGATTGAAAAAAGAGAAGACCAACGAGAAAATTCACAGGGTAGTCTTACCGGTGCTCCTTATTTGGCCAAAATAATAGGTCATGCAGATTTGTTGTTTCAAGGCGGGCTCGAAGTTGTGCTTATTAGAGATTCTGGAAATCAAGTAGGTAATGAAAGCCAAACCTATTTTGTAAAATATGCCAGCCCGTTTTATGGATGCACACCTTTTGAGTTTACTGGACAAAATGTCACAGCAGATGATGCCCAGATGAGCTATGGATTCTGGGGCGTTCCTCCTGACACTGGTGTAACTGGCATTGTGCTTTTCATAGACGGAAAACCAGATCAGGGATATTGGGTGGCAAATGTTCAAGATAAATTTCAAAATCACATGGTCCCTGCTATTGGCGGAACTACTGTATATAAAACAGATGAAGACTACAAGCAAGCAGAACATCCGTTGCCGGTAGTTGAACACAATAGAAAAGCCAATGAAGGTGACAAGAATTTAGAAATTGATAAAATACCTAGAGCTGTACATCCTATCGCTAGACGATTTAAAATCCAAGGACTAACTAGAGATGAAGTAAGAGGCACTACTACTTCTACATCAAGACGAGATGTGCCAAACATGGTGTTCGGAATGAGCAGTCCTGGGCCTGTAGATAGAAACGGCAAGAAAAAGTTTTTGGGAAATAGAGAAAGTCCTACGCCAGTTCCGGTCCCAGTTCAAAGACTTGGCGGAACACATTTTGTCATGGATGACGGCGATGATAGATACTATAGAGAAACAAAACCTACTGACGGATCTCCTACCTATGTAAAAAATCCCGAAGGACTAAAAGATATTCCCTACAACGAACATTTTAGAATTAGGACTAGAACAGGACATCAACTGTTATTCCATAATAGTGAAGATTTGATTTATATCGGAAACAGTAGAGGCACAGCCTGGATTGAATTTACCAGCGACGGTAAAATTGACATCTATGCTGAGGACAGTATTAATATTAGAACCAAACAAGATTTTAATTTTGTTGCCGATCGTGATATTAATATGGAAGCAGGCCGTAATTTTAATATCAAAGTAAACGGAGAAATGCATACCCATGTGATAAAAGATCACATTTTAATTGTAGATGCTAATCAAAAAATACACATTAAAATGGATGTTGATAAAACTTACGATAAAACTTATAAGCATAATGTAAAAGAAAATGTAGATAAAGTTTATCAACAAAATTTTACGCATACAGTTTATAATTCAGTTAATGAAAATTTTGCAAGTCAAGGCGGAACAGTTAAAAATTCTAATGGTGGAAATACGGATGTTACTATTAATGGAAATATAAAAATATCTCACAATGGAAGTTTAGATCATACAGTTACAGGCGACAGAAAAGTAACAACCGGCGGAACCCTTCACATAAATTCGTCAGGACAACATATAGAAACTGCTTCTCAGATTCACATGAACGGACCAACAGCTGCCGCAGCTGCCGCAGCTGCCGCACCCGGAAGTGCAGCTCAAGCAGTGTTACCAAAAATATTAAAGACACATAGCCTTCCGGATCTTCCTGCACCTAACGAAGACGATGTGGATAAAAAAGTTATAGTGAGAAGAATGCCCACAGCTGAACCGTACCCCTTCCACGAAAATCTAGATGCTACAAAAGTCAAACCAAGTCTAACAGATCGAGACGTAGATGGCCGCTACGAGGGAGAAAGTTCTAGTATGAGAACCCCACCAGTTGATTGGCGCAAATATAAAAAACCAAGCGATACTCCGTTCTAAGGAAATAAATTATGGCAAAAATATACACTAACAAAGTCATTGCAAAAAACAAAGCCAGCATAGGAAATGCAAATTCTGGCAACTTTCGATACAAGGGATTTAGTTCTAAAGAATTCAAACGAAACTACAAGTTATACGATGCAGAATTGATCAAACAAGATCTTATCAACCATTTCTATATTAGAAAAGGTGAAAAACTAGAAAACCCCAAATTTGGAACAATTATCTGGGATACACTATTTGAGAATTTCACCCCAGAAATAAAATCGGCAATTGCCAAAGATGTTGAAGAAATTATTAATTTTGATAAACGTGTAAAAGTAAACTCAGTGTCCATAGACAGTACTCAACAAGGTATACGTATAGAAGCAGAAATAGTAATCCTTCCATTTGATATAACCGATACACTACGTTTGAATTTTGATAGAGATAACACAATAACATAAAATGCGCATTTTATTTTTACGATAAATATCAGTATAGGGAAAGAAAATGACCACTACGTCTCGACAGAACAATTTAATTTTAAACCAGGACTGGAAAAGAATTTATCAGACCTTTAAAAATGCTGACTTTAAAAGCTATGATTTTGAAAATCTGCGTAGAGTTATTATTACCTATCTCCGTGAAAATTATCCAGAAGATTTCAACGATTACATTGAAAGTTCAGAATATCTAGCACTGATAGATGCAGTAGCGTTTTTAGGGCAGAGTTTGGCCTTCCGTACTGATCTAGCCAGCAGAGAAAACTTTTTAGAACTAGCTGAAACCAAAGAATCTGTGTTGAGACTGGCACGACTGATTTCTTACAACAGCAGAAGAAATATTCCTGCACAAGGCCTAATTAAATTTGACACAGTGTCTACCACTGAAGGGGTATTAGACAGCAACAACAAGAATCTTGCCAGCCAAACAATCATATGGAATGACCCTACTAATTCAAATTGGCTAGAGCAATTTATTCTAGTTATGAATTCTGCAATGGCAGACAACACTGAATTTGGTAGAAGCCAAGGTACAGACACAATTCAAGGCATTGACTCACAACAGTATAGATTTAGATCTAATTTTACAGATGTACCAATTTTTAACTTTGAAAAAATAGTAGCCAGTAGAAAGATGCCGTTTGAATTGGTAAGTACCAGCTTTGTTGGCGCAGAAGATTATTATGAAGAACCGCCTATTCCGGGCAGTCAATTGGGATTTATCTATAGACAAGACGGCAAAGGCAGTGCTAGTGCTAACACTGGATTTTTTATGTTGTTGAAACAGGGCAGTCTAGAATTAACTGATTTTAGCGTTGATGTTCCTACTACCAACGAAGTGGTTTCTGTTGATGTTACTGGAATTAATGATTCAGATGTTTGGTTGTTTGCCACAAATTCAGACGGTACACAGGCATCTGAATGGACCAAAGTCAGTAGTATTACAGGCAGCAACATTGCCTACAACAGTATCAATTCAAACATAAGAAATATCTATAGTGTGATTACCAAAGAAGATGATAAAATTGATTTGGTATTTGCAGATGGTACCTATGGCAACTTGCCCCAAGGCGCTTTCAAAGCCTATTATAGAGTTAGCAACGGGCTAAGTTACACAGTTAGTCCCGCTGAAATGCGAGCAATTAATATCTCTGTGCCTTATATAAACAAAGCAGGAGTGAGACACGAACTATTAATTAGTTGTAGTTTGAAATATACCATCAGCACTGCAACAGCTTCAGAAGACATTGACAGTATCAAATCTCGCGCTCCTGCAATTTATTACACACAGAATCGCATGATCACCGGAGAAGATTATAATCTAGCTCCATTGTCTAGCAGCCAAGATATTTTAAAGGTCAAAGCTATTAATCGAACCAGCAGCGGCATTAGTAGAAATTTTGATGTAATAGATGCCAGCGGAAAATACTCAAGTGTAAATGTTTTCGCAGACGATGGAGTAATATACAAAGAACAAACAGAAAGAACAGAGTCTTTTAAGTATACTAATAGAATTGACATTATAAATTATATTAGAAACAATATAGAACCCCTGTTGACCAACACGGATGTGTATAATTTTTATCTAACAAATTTCACTAAAATACAATTTACAGATTCAAATACACTTTGGGCTCAAACTACTAACGATGTAAATTCATCCACAGGTTATTTTATCAACAACATAGATCAATCATTGTTCAAAGTTGGAACATATACCACTAACTCTTTGAAATATGTGTTTGCGGGAGCACTAATTAAATTTGAACCTCCTGCAGGTAAGGCCTTTAAAAAGGGTGCAATTGTCAACATCAGTGCAACAGATGTAGAACAAACAGATAGAATTTGGGTCAAGGTTGTTAAGATTACAGGAGATGGAACTAACGCCGGCCGCGGAGTATTAGCCAACGGACTTGGCCCTATTGTGTTTAATGATGTTGTACCTAGCGGAGCAATTGCAACACGGATCGTTCCTAGATTCATCAACAACTTGCCAACGGCTCTAGAAAATGAAATGACCAATCTCATCAGTTTAAATGTGAATTTTGGCCTAAGATATGAGTCTATAGAAAGTTCTTGGAAAATTATTACATCTGCAAACATTGATCTATTAAATGATTTCAGTCTAGGTCGTGCTGGAGACACTACTAACAGTAATCTAGACACTGCCTGGATTATAGCGTTTGTTAGACAAGCAGACAGTTACAATGTAAGAATTAGAGGACTAGATTATATTTTTAGAAGTCTAGAACAGAACAGATTTTATTTTGATGTAAATCAAAAAACCTTTGATAGAAAAACTGGAAAAGCAGTTAAAGACAAAGTTAACATTCTTGGCATCAATGCCGACAATGGGTTGATTACTGCATTAAAAAATGACAAAACATTTGAAGTTAGTGATGTAATTAAATTTGAAGATGGTTATCAAAGCGCCAATGAAATAAAACTGTCATTTGCTGATAGTGACGACGATGGCGTTATTGACAATCCTGATTCGTTTGAACAGATAGTTGGCCAAGATCTAGATCTAAAATACTTGTTTTTTTATAAAACAACAGATGCTTCCGGGTACACAACCTACTCTTATGTTGATAACGTCAATGACACTATCCTAATTAGACAAACTGAAAGTAATATCATTATTTCTGATTATGCCAACGGTCAATTAATTTATTTTTATGCCAGTAATGAAAACAGAATAAAGCGTGTTGATCTAGGCACTAACACATTGATAATCGAATCTGATTACAAAGCAGTGATAGGTCGAGCAGACCTCAAATTTCAATATATTCACAATGCCAACATTGATCGAAGAATAGATCCTAGTGTAAGTAATATAATGGATATTTTTCTTTTAACAAGAACCTACGATACTGAATTTAGAAAGTATATATCGGGCGCCATAAGCCAACCCGAAGTTCCGACCAGTGACGCATTGAGAATAGCATTTGGTAAACAGTTGAATTTAATTAAATCTATTAGTGATGAACTAATCTATCATCCTGTGAATTACAAAATTTTATTTGGAAGCACGGCAGATCCTAAACTTCAAGCACAATTCAAAGTAGTTAAAAATCCCTATAAAACAATTAACGACAATGATCTAAAGGTAAGAATAGTCACTGCAATCACCAGTTTCTTTGATATTAACAATTGGGATTTTGGAGACAGATTTTACCTAGGAGAATTAATTACATACATCACTAACGAAGTTGCACCGGACGTCAGTAATCTTGTGATTGTACCTAGACAACCAGATCAAACATTCGGTAGTCTATTTGAAATACAAAGTCAACCAGAAGAAATTTTTATCAGCGGCGCAACAGTAGATGATATCGTGATTGTTACAGCAATTACCGCGGTTGAAATACGTGCAGAAGTAGCATCTATAGTAAACTCAACACAATAAGATTATGGCAAAAGATATTTTCCCTCAAAGTCAGTTACCGATTCGTAGAACTGTAGAACTCCTACCAGAAGTCTTTCAGACCGAAACCAATGCAAAATTTATGTCTGCAGTTGTTGATCCATTGGTTCAACCTGGCACATTATCTAAAACAGTTGGCTATGTAGGTCGTAGATACGGTAAAACTTATAATGGTTCGGATGTATACTTAGACACAGATGCAACTCTTAGAAGTAGATATCAATTAGAACCTGGCGTCACAGTCAAAGACAAAGATAAAGTAGAAAATTTTTATGATTATATTGATTTTAAAAATCAATTAAAGTTTTTTGGTAACCATCTAGAAAGAGATGATCTAATCACAGATCAAGATCATTATTCTTGGAATCCACCAATTGATTGGGACAAGTTTGTAAATTTCCGTGAATATTATTGGGTACCAGATGGTCCCCCGCCTATCACGATATTCGGACAACAACAGTCTATAACCAGCACATATAGAGTAAGATTAGGAGTAGGATCGTCTTGGATATTCTTCCCAGACGGACTATCATTGAATCCCACCCTCACACTCTATAGAGGACAAACATACAAGTTTCAAGTCAATGCGCCGGGTGAGGGTTTTGTTATTAAAACTGCTTATGATACAGGGTCATTAGTTTACAAACCTTATCTACCATATCAACAAGGTCAATTTGCTGTATTCAACAACAAGTTATGGAAAGCCAAAACTTTTATTGCAATCACTGATGGAAGCACCATAGATGAAGACAGCCAGGATTGGGAATATGTTGAAGCAGCTAGTCAGGCCACTGCATTAGACTATAATACAGGAATCACCGGTCAAGGCGCAACCAATGGCACCTTGACTTTTACTGTGCCTTTCGATGCACCTGATGTGTTGTTTTATCAAAGCGCCACAGACATCAATAGATTTGGCAGGTTCCTTATTGCTGATATTGAATCAAATACCAAAATAGATATTACTAATGAAGTTGTTGGCAAAGCCACATATGTCAGTAGTAACGCTATTACATTTACCAACGGTATGAAAGTTAGATTTTCTGGTCAAGTGACGCCTACAAAATATTCCACAGACACTTGGGTAATAGAAGGTGTTGGAGAATCTATTAGGTTAATAAGATTTCAAGACTTGTCCCCTCCAACTCTTAGCACAACAAGTTTAGAAGTGTTGTTTGACGACGGCGGATTTGATACAGAGCCTTTTGATGATGCGGCCACATATCCAGAATCAAAAGACTACATTACAATTAATAGAGCTAGTCAAGATTCAAATCCTTGGAGCAGATACAATAGATGGTTTCACAGATCAGTTCTAGAACAAGCACACGCCCTCAACAACAGCGAGTTTGACTCAATTGAAACAGCTCGAGCCAAAAGACCTATTATTGAATTTTCTTCAAACCTACAGTTATTCAACCACGGTAGCCTAGCAAAAACGCCAGTTGACTTTATTGATACTTTTACCACTGACGTTTTTTCAACCATAGAAGGCAGTATTGGATACAATGTCGACGGGGAAGAATTATTTAATGGTGCTAGACTATTGGTCACAGCAGATACTGATACACTGGCCAACAATAGAATTTATACAGTAAACTTTATAATTCACAACAATCGCAGACAAATCAATTTGGTAGAAACTGTCGACGCAACTTCTACCATTGGTGACGGAGTGTTTGTTAGACGAGGTTTACTAAACAAAGGAATAATGTACCACTTTACTGGTACATCTTGGGTCCCTAGTCAAAAGAAAACCGCAGTAAATCAAAGTCCATTATTTGATGTATTTGATGATAATGGTGTCAGTTACGGAGACATGGATACATATCCTGTTAGCAGTTTCTTAGGAACTAAACTAGTAAGTTATAAAGTCGGAAACAGTATTATTGATAAAGAATTAGGATTTAGTCTAAGTTATCTAAACATCAACAATGTAGGGGATATTGAATTTAATTTTGATTGGGATGTAGATACATTTGATTATCACTCTAGTAAAGAAGTATTTTTTAAAACCATAAGACAAGGTTATTACAAATTTACACATACCGGAAGTTATGCTAACGGATGGCTTAAATCTGATCGAACATATTTACAGCCGGTAATTTACAGTACCACAGTTGCTGAAGTTTCAACACGAATCGTCAGCAATGGAATCAAATGGACAGACGTTCAAGACAGTGAAATTTCCAAAATTTTAATCTACATTAATGGAATAAAATATTCTGGAAGCTACACTAGAAATCAAAATATTTTTACGTTTCCTAATAGTTTTAAAATAAATGACATTGTTACAGTTAAGGTTTTTGCAGATGCAGATCCTCATCTAGGATATTATGAGATTCCAGTAGGACTTGAAAAAAATCCGTTAAACGGAGAAGTAAAAACATTTACTCTAGGACAGGCAGTTGACCATGTTTCAACAGCAATAGACCTATTCGAACAATTCAGCGGTGCATATCCAGGTGTGAGCAATTTGAGAGATCTTACTGGGTATCAAAATCTAGCACGAAGATTTTTAAAACATTCGGGAATTACACCTACAGCAATAATGTTGCTGTGCGACAAGCACGTAAACATTATTAAATCTATTCAATTTGCAAAAAAATCTTATACAGAATTTAAAAATAACTTTATTAAATTTGCTGAAACTGCCACATACAATCTAGATCCTGTTGAATTTGTTGATGATATATTGGCCACTATGTCCAAAATTAAAACACAAAAAGATGCGTTTGCAGATTCTGACATGGTAGGTAGTGGCGCCTACAATCTCAAAGAATACATTGTAGAAGACACAGAAATCACGACCTTTGCACTGAATACAAAATTTAATTTAACTCAACTTAGTAGAACAGCAGTTTATATCTATATCAACAATACGCAGTTGACACACGGTATTGATTATACATTCAATGATACGTTTGGATTTGTTAGTATTTCTAAATCTCTAGCAGAAGGAGATGTTATTCAAATAAAAGAATACGTTTCTTCAAGTTTCTGTTTTATTCCACCAACTCCTTCAAAATTGGGTCTATATAAAACTTTTATTCCGTCTTTGTTTTTAGATGATACTTATGTGACGCCAATTAATGTTATCCAAGGACATGATGGCAGTATCACAGTGGCCTACGGTGATTTTAGAGATGATGTGCTATTGGAATTAGAAAAACGCATCTACAACAACATCAAGCAAGTATACACAGAAGATTTGTTTAGTCAAGATGCTATCCTTGGAGGATACTACGGATCATCTACATATACCAAACAAGAATTAGACAGCGTGATTAGTTCTGAATTCCTAAGATGGTTTAGTGAAACAAATGTAGACTATCTGACCAACACATTTTTTGACAGTGAAGATTCTTTCACATATACCTATTCAAATATGGGAGACCCAACCGGTCAGCTAAATTTGCCCGGATGGTGGAGAGGAGTGTACACCTGGTTGTACGATACTGATAGGCCACATCGTTGTCCTTGGGAAATGTTGGGATTTAGCCAACAACCTAGTTGGTGGGAAGATCAATACGGTGCTGCACCGTATACAAAAAATAATTTACTATTGTGGGAAGATCTAGCAAGTGGTATAATTCGCCAAGGACCTCGAGTAGGAACGTATGATAGATATAAAAGAGCCACTCTGCTAAATCATATTCCTGTAGACGGTGACGGCAACCTATTAAGCCCATTTGAATCCGGAGCAGCTACTAATTTTGTTTTATACAACAACAAAGGCACATTTAAATTTGGTGATCTAGCTCCGGTGGAATATGCCTGGCGCAGCAGTAGTGATTATCCATTTGTTATTATGCTGGCTCTATGTCTAATGAGACCTTATGAATTTATCATTGAAACTCTTGATAAATCTAGAATCAAAGTTAACAAAATTGGTCAAACAGTTAATAAAAACACAAATTTATTCTTTAAAAATTCGGACATTGTTATTCCGACGTCCGGAGGCAATCAAACTTCTGGACTTGTAAATTATGTTGTAGATTATTTGAGGTCAAGAGGACTAACTGAATCTGTGCTTCAGAAGAAAATAGACAATCTAGATGTCAATTTATCTACCAGATTAAGCGGATTTGTAGATCAGAGTCAACAAAAATATATTTTAGACAGTAAAAATCCCAGCGCCAGCACCAGTAATATTTTTCTTCCTCAAGAAAATTATGACATTAATTTTAATATCAGCGCACCAATTTCCAGTCCAAGTTACAGTGCAGTAGTAGTTGAAAAACTAGCTAGCGGCTTCAAACTTTTTGGTTATGACATCAGCGAACCTTATTTTAAATATTTTGAAGCTGTCAAAAGCGCCAATGATCCTTTGCTGTCAGTTGGCGGCGTGAGTGAAAATTTTATCGATTGGGAAGCCAACAAGATTTTTGGTAATGGAACAATAATTAGA